GCTGGAAGAGTAACAAGCCGGTGGCGCGCATCGAGTGGTCGCTGTACCAGCGTAAAGCGCAGGCCGTAGCCAAGAACGACCTAGAAGACTTTGGCCCTTACCGTAAAAACATGGGCGAAGGTTGGCGGCCTCTTCTCGGCTTCGGTGTGATGACTACCGATGGGCAGGCGACCCCCATCAAGTTCACGGCGTCGTCCACTTCTGCCTGCAACTCTATCAGCGATATGTTCAAGCAGGCCAAGCAGCGGATGCAGGTAAGCGAACCATCGATGCCTATCATCAGCTTCGACAGCGAACCCTTCACAGCACAGGAACAGACCAACCAGAAACCCCTGTTCCCTGTCGAGAGTTGGGTTACCCGCGCTGCAGCAACCGCATACTTTGAAGGCTCGCTCACCCTTGACGAGTTGATCGAGGGCAAAGCCCCTAAGAAAAAACGGGCACGCACTAAGAAGAAGTAGCCGGGATAGAATTAGCCCGGCTCAGAAGCCGGGCTAGTTCTTTATATTAACACGTTGCGTTTTCAGATATGGGAGGTTGAAACCCATGCGGTCAAGTACCCCGAAATACTCGATGGTGTCAAGCATCACCGAGCTTCGCCGCGTACTGGCGAAGTGTGCCGCAACGACCACGGCGCTAGACTTTGAGACGACCAGCCTCTCACCGAGCGAAGGCCGCGTCCGGCTCGTCAGCCTATGCAACGATAAAGTCCACGCCCTTGTGGACTTCGATAAGATCAAAGGCGGCTTCAAGGCCACCGCTAAATTATTCAACAACGGGGAGTGGGTCGTTTTTAATAAAGGCTTCGAACTGCGCTGGTGTATCGCTGCTGGCCAGCCCAACGTCCGCTGCCGTGACGTCGGCAACCTCCGCAAAGCTATCTTAGGTGGCGGCAACTATAAGCTGGCCCAGCTTCTGCAATGGGACTTGGACATCCCGATGGATAAGACAGAGCAGACCTCAGACTGGAGTGGCCAGCTCACCCAGAGCCAGCTCGATTATGCCTACCTCGATGCCGACCGCACATGGAAGCTCTGGCAATACTGGAGTGATCAGGCCGACGCCGACCACTGGCGGGCCATGGGAATGTTCGACGACATGGTGCCAGCAGTTATCGAGATGGAGGAGACCGGCATTCGCCTCGACCAGAAACACCATCGCAAGTTGGTCAAGCACTGGACAGAGATTAAGGATGAGAAGACGGCGTTGATCCGCGAGATGGTCGGGGAGGATGAGGTCGTCAAGATAACGTCCGGTCATCAGTGGTCAGACTACTTTGCGCGGAATATGCCGGATCATTTTCTCAAGGGCTGGCCCCGCACTGCGAAGACGGGCTTGCTGTCCACGACGACGGAGACCTTGAAGAAGTTGGCGGGCACGGTCCCCGGCACACCACTCGAAACTTTCTTCGACGCACTGTCAGACTTCAAGACAATCAGCAAATACCTGTCCAGCTTCGGCGAGACCTTGAACACGGCAGCGGCCCTGTCCCGCGACAAAAGGATACGCGCTCGCTTTAATATCGGCGCGGCCAAGACGGGCCGCTTCTCCTGCTCCGGTCCCAACCTCCAGCAGATACCGCGAGACAAGGAGCTGCTTGGTGAGCACACCTCTGTCCGCAAATCGTTTGTTGCGGGGATGGGCCGGAAGCTAGTCTCTTATGATTACTCCGGCATCGAGCTGCGCGTGCTCGCACTGCTCTCCGACGACGCCCGCCTTCTTGAGGATATGGTCGAAGGGGATATTCATTCCGAGGTCGCCACAAAGATCACTGGCCGCACAATCACCAAGGAGAGCTGCAAGAAGAACCCCGAAGACAAGGTCGCGCGCGATGCTGCCAAGGGCGTCAGCTTCGGCATCATATACGGATCTGGGGCGGCTGGCCTCGCGGTCAACATGAGGACGTCGATAGACGAGGCTCAGGGTTATCTCGACTTTTGGCAGGATCGCTACTCGAACGCTTTCAACCTTCGCTATACGATTATGGATGAGGTTGCCCGCACGGGGTACATCCGCATGGCCGATGGCGGGACGGTCTATATGGGCAAGAAGCCGGACCTGCCGAAGTGCAGTAATTACCCGGTGCAGAGAGCAGCGTTGAGCCTGCTTGCCCGCGCACTCATCAGACATAAGATGCGTCTAGACGCATTGCGAGAGCGGGGCCGTCAGCCGCTTACTAAGGTGCTTGCTACCATACATGACGCAATCATTGACGAGGCTGCCACAGGAGACTGTGACGAGCTTAAAGAGATCATGCAGGAGGACATGGAGCGAGGTTATTTAGATGTCTTCCCACATGCGCCCCTCGGCAATCTAGTCGAGGGCGGTATCGGCCCCAACTGGGGTGAACTAAACTGAGAAAGGAGAGGCTTATGCCTGTATATACGGATACCACAATTAATAAGCTGCAAGCAGAGGTTGCCCGGCTAACCGCATTAGTGGAGAGCACGCGCAATAATAGTCGGCAGAGTAAACTGCCGGGGACAGACCCCACCGAAGAGAACCTCCTGGCAAAATTTTGTATAACGCCGGAGGGGCAGGGTTACACCATAGATCCAGCCGCAACGATGGCGCTTCATGGATGGTCGCCGGTCAGCTTAATGAAAACTAGTTGGCGGCAAGGTAGTGTGGAGGGAAGGGTTGTTCGATCTCTAGTCGCGTTAGAGAGGCACAGGCGCGGGTTGACCAGCGGGTACGACCGCAAAGATTTCCTGCGTGATTACGAGCACCCCGTTGAGGGATCGCAAGGTAAGCTAGATGTCTAATCATACCGAGAGGTTTGACGTCGATATACACGGGGTCTGTGCCGAGAGGGGTGCCGTCTACGGGCACCCCCTCGACGACTTCACCATCGCCTCGAAGATTAAGGAGGCTGTCCAGTCGTGTCCTCATCCACAAGTGCGGCACGCACTGGAGATGATAGGGGTGAAGATGGCAAGGCTGTGTTCACCAACTGGATGCCGCCATACCCCTACGATAATTGACGTCGCTGGCTACGCCCGCACCATCGTAATGATTTTAGATGAGGAGGATAAACGTAATGGACTCGGTAAAAAGATTTAAGCACGCCGTCAATCAAGCGCGGTATCACAAAGTAAAGCAGCGCACCCACGTTCGCCGACAGGTCTGGATACCGAAAGACAAGGTTGCAGACTTCAAAACAGCGATGAAAAGATTATACAAAAAGTGGTCTTAGAGTGTTGTATCATACTCTGATTAGTGTACTATGGTGATGCGTCTAGACGCTTAACATATATACATGGAGGTTGATATGACTCATGCTTTTGAAAACGCCGCTGATGCCCTCGCGTTCATCACCGGCGGCAACGCTACCCTGACCCTCGATTTCGAGAAGACTGGCCGTAGCTTCACCCTCAAGATCAGGAAGCCGTGGGACCACGATAATCATCGTCGGGACCACGACGCTAAGGTCTTCTTCGTCAACGAGCTGACCGGCGACCCCAACGCCGATGAGTTCAAGCGTCAGGTTGGCTTTTTCTTCGAGGATAGCCTCCGTCTGATGCAGTCCAAGAAAGCCCGCGCACTGGGCGAGGACAAGCGCGATGCCTTCAAGGCTCTTGAATGGGTCTTGGCTCGCCTCACCAAAGGCGTTCTCCCAGAGGGCGTCGTCATCGGCCACAGTGGTAACTGTGCAAGGTGCGGTCGGGAGATCACCACGCTGGAGAGCCGAGCACGGGGCGTAGGCCCAGAATGTGCGAAGCACTTTTAAGGAGGGCCGGAACATGAAACGTACCTGTCAGGAGTGTGGTGTGAACTATGTAGCCAAAAAACCGTCGAGTAAGTTCTGCTCGACGGGCTGCCGGAAAATTTTCAACAACCGCCGCGCCCAGCGCGGAGCTTTGTTGTACGATGCTTTCATGTCCTTACGTTATGATCGCGACGCCGCAAAAGAAGCGGGCATCGATTACACATTTCTCTGCCGGATCGGCGAGATGTTTAATCACGAAGACAATGGCAAGCGGACCTTCCGTCCGGCAGCCGAGGTGATGGAGGAAAGGGGATGCGTAGTAAATGGAAGAAGGGGCCGGATCTGAGATCCCCCTACAGTGGATGGCTTCGCGCCCACGGGCACAAGGTCGTCCGCGACAAAACCAAATACCGCCGCAAGGCTAAACACAAAAAAGTACCCCGCTGGTCTCAAAGTCCAGCGGGGTTAAGTTTGCCGGAAAAGGG